AGTGTTGTGACTTTCTCGTCCATGCCGGAAGCACTATGGCGGTCGAAGCACACCTCCTTGACAAACCTACTGCTATGTTGGGAGATACCTCTCAGGATGACCTGATTGGTACAATCTCTCCAAAGGTAAACTCGGTTGGAGACCTTTTGAAAGTAATTGAGAAGTCCAATGGGAGTAATGCCCGTATAAAGGACCTGTCAGAACTGGAAGAAAGTTTCTATGGTCCTATTGATGGACAGGCTACCAGACGTGTCGCTAATGTTGTTGATATGGTAGCACGAGAAAAGAAGAATAAACCGGAAATTCCAAACAGTTGGCCCAAAGAAGAGCTAAGAAACTATGAGACTCCGGGTGTTAAAAAGATTGACCATGATGAGGTATGGCGTTGTATCTGCTGCAAGAAGTTATTTGTCAACAGCACAGGTTCAACTTATCGTCCTTGTCCTCACTGTGGTATAGCCTCTACAACGGGAGCATAATATGGCGTGGACTGGTCTGACATTGGCCCAGATGATTGATGAAGTACAAGCACGTGTCGGTCGTGAAGATGATACTACCTTAATAACCGATGCTCGTCTTACCAAGTTTATCAATGAGGCCCAAAGATTTATAGCAAAGAAACTCAAAGGTATTCCAGAGTTATATGGTAAAGATACTTCTCTTTCTACTATAACAGATACTGTGGAGTATTCTATATCTACCATTGACCCTTGCTACATTATTGGAGTCTGGTACATTGATGGAAGTGAGTCAAAGAGACTCATCTATCAACACCATGATGAATTTGATAGCAAGGCCCCGGACCCCACACATGCTGACTTCTCGGCCAGTAAGCCCTGTTATTATACCCGAAGGGGTACAAACATTCAAATATGGCCTCGGCCCTCAAGTTCATACGCAAGTAAAACTATAAGAATTGACTATCAGAAATGGCCTACAGATTTATCTGGCTCAAATACAAGTGACTTGCAGAGAATGGATGAGGGCCTGATGCTTTATGCTGAGTATAAGGCATGGGACACTATTGGTGGTGAGACAGGCAAAGCAGAGAAGAGAGAGGCTTGGTTGGAGTTCCAAGACTGGATACGAGAAATGAGAGACCATCTGTACATCATTGAAGATGATGATGATAATATCTATTATGAAGGAAGTTAAACAATGAGTTCAAGTACTCCTTTTGATGGTAAAAAACTATATATGAGCTATCCGACCTCGGATGAGCCACATGGTAATGATTACCAAGAGCACCAGAATACCAAAAAGGCTATCAACTACCTCATAGGTAAAGAACACATAGCACCCAATGACTCTACTGGTCTTGACCAAGATGGGGGTGGTGGAGAGCATGAGAATGGTGCTGCTGTAGCTTATCAGGGTACAGATACTCCGGGTTACAAACCTGATGGTGTCACGGCTCTTGGTGACAATACGTATGATAAGGGAAGGCTGTGGATAGATACCAATTACAGCCCTGCTATCTTACGGCGATGGGCAGGTACTACATGGTCTGCTATTGGGGTATTGATTGCTAACAACACATTCCTTACAATGATAGATGCTGCCGGGACTGGGACTGTTAATGTTATCAAGGTCAACGCAAGCGATGATATCGAGATAGGTGATGGTACGCCAAACGTGAAACCAAAAAACCTTGTAATTGAAAATACAACGTCTGACCCTACTGGACCAGTATCAGGTCAGATATGGTTTAGGACTGATGTATAATGGCTCTTAAAATATATACAGGCTCTGAAACCCTTACTATTCCGACCACTACGTATTTGACAGGCCGGAAATTACGGTTGTATGATGGCTCCCAAATCGTGGGAATACCTTTGGTAGATATCACAGATACTATGGCAAGTGGGTTGCGTATCTACGATGGGTCAGCGGTAAAAGCCTTATTGGATGGTAACTATATATCATTATATTCTTTGAGAACTGGCTACTCTAGTTTTGGGGCTGCTTCGTGGGTTACGAGGGTAACTGATAATGCTGTATCGCAGACTGATAGTAACTTTATTTATTCTACAACAAGTGGTAACTGGTTGCCGAGTTCTACATATACAAAAACTCTAAAGATAAATGTAGTTGGCCAATATACACAAACTGGGGCAGACCCAAATGTACAATGTGATTTCAAATTCAGAGTATACTATCAAGCAGAAGTAAATGTGCAGACAAGGATATATGGTCACACTTATACAACCAGCAGGATAAACCGTACTGACACCTTCCAGAGGGTTAGTGCTACTTCGATAAATATAAATGGTAGTCCTCAAAGTATCACGGCTGGTAGTTACTATACAATACAGAATGTAACATGGAACCCCGGAGATAACGGCTCTGGCACAGCTACGCTTAGAATTTATAACACAAATACTGATTATTTTGATGTATATGTGTATGCACATGAGTATGATGAACAAGGTGACACAGCCCTGATTAAAGTTGATTGTTATTGTGAGTTGGTATAATGCCTAAGATTTATATATTCCATCCTGATATGGGTGTCAACGGTAACGCCCCTGACCACTTGATTGAGGACAGGGAGGTTACTGAGGACTCCAAGAACTTCCTAGTGGATAAAGGTGTCCTCAAGACTTGTTTTGGTACTGAGGATATTGATACTGCTTCCCCACTTGATGGTAAGATACTTGGTTTATACAACTACGAGGAGCTTGATAAATATGACTCAATGGTTGCAGTTACTGAGAACAAAATTTATAGAAGAAATCCTTCAGCAGGTACTTGGAGTGATATCACACAGTCTGGTCTCACTTGGAACGCTATTCTGGCAAACCCTGTGTCTTTTGTGGGAATTGCTCACACTGATAGTATATCTGGTTATTATCATCACTGTGTCATTTGTGATGGAGGCCGTACCGATATCCAAGTCTGGGCGGGACATGAACAAGCAAATACTGAATCACTATCTGGAGGCGGTGGCTACCATGACTATGAGTTTCATAGGGCATGGCAGGTCAACACATCGGCCAACAGACTTATCCTTATAAGTCCTTTGGAATGGGATGGTAGCTCTTGGGTGAATAACAACCAGCGGGTAAGGTGGCCCCAAATAGCAGAGCTTCTTGACTGGCATCAGACTGGCTCTGGTTTTTCAGACCTTTTAGATACTGAAGGTCATAATGTTTGGTCAGCCCGGCTTGGTAACGCCTTGTATGTATATCAGAATAATTCAATATGGGCTTTGGAGCATGTTGGCGGTAAGACTGTATTCAAGCCTCGTATCGTGGTAGAGAACCTTGGTCTACTTGCTCCACATGCTTTGGTTAGTACAGGTAACATCCACTATTTTATTGGTTCTGACTATCATATTTATTCTTTTCATGGTGGCTCGATAAAGAAATCAATCTCTGAGGCGAAGATACAGAAAGCCTTTGAAGCCGACTTCTTTAACGGTCGAGAAAGTTTTGCATGGTGTGCATTGGATGCTTACATGGAAAGGCTATGGGTGTTCATTGCTTCAGGTACTGGTCAATATCCCAATAAGGCTTATATCTATGATAGGCGTACAGAAACTTGGATGATACGAGACCTTACGCACATGTTCACCACAGGTGGTCATGGTATCTCAGCTTGTGCTCTCTTTGGTAGTGCAACTTTTGTTACTGGTGATATTTATGCTGATGACGCTACTACTACTTATGCTGCTGCTGCAACTGCTGCTACCACTTATGGTTCTACATTAACAGAGCAGCGAGTAGCGGAGACTATGGCTCTTGGAGACACCCAAGGCTACATATACTCCAGTGAAGAGAGTCTGACGGATGATAATGGGACCTCAATACCCACAGATGTCCAAACAAAAAAGTTCGACCTCGGAGACCCAACAATTGATAAGCGATGGCCGGGTATCATAATTACAGCGAAAGGCGGGCAGCTTAAAGTACAGTGGAGATTGGATGGAACAACTACTTGGTCAACAGGTAAAACACTAACCTTTAGTTCTACATCCTTCACTACCAAGACTGCCTATATTAACAGAACTGGCAAGACTATACAATTTCGCTTCACTAATGTAAGCGGTTCTCAATGGGAAGTATCTCAGTTCTCCCTGATAGAACCACAATTGGAGCATACAAGAGATGCGTAACATAGGAGTGACCTATGCCCAGAGATAGTGTACCACCCGTCCCGGAAGAGCAGTCTAACGACTCCGGGTATTATATTGAACAGGAATTGGCCGACATACGCAGGGAACTTCAGCGTATTAAGGATTTCCTTGGTCCGGCTATAGAAGAAGCCAAGTGTGGCCCTACGCCTGACCTTGATGAATAGGAGATAAAAATGAGTTCTGGAAGCAGTAAACAAAAAAGTAGCTCCAGTAGCACAAGTTATATCCCATCGCAGAAGCAGGGTATAACTAGGGCTATTGATACATACATGCCCCAGCTTGGGCAAGGACAGCCAAGTTATCAAGGCCAGCGGGTAGCGGGATTCTCTCCGTTGCAGCAACAGGTGTTTGGTTTGGCCGGAGACAATCTATTCATGTCTCCTGAAGAGACTGATACATACTTCCAGAAAACAATGTATGACCCGGCTATCAAAACCTTTACAGATGATGTAGCCCCGGCTATACGTGAGGAGTATGCTGGTCCGGGCTTCTGGTCAAGTGCTCGTGCAGATGCTGTCGCTGACGCTCGTACAGACCTTGGTACTACTCTGGAGTCTCAGAGAGCTAACCTTCAGTGGCAAAGTAAACAGGCCAATAACCAGTTGCTGCCTATGATGTACGGCTTTGGTGAGGCCCAACAGCAACAGCAGCAAAGCCAGATTAATGCTCTGATGGAGCAGTTCATGGAAGGAAATAGGCTTACCAACCCAGAGGATATG